ATTGTAGAAGATTTGAATTTTGAGGATTTAGGATAATGATTGATAATGCCAAACAAAGCAACTCATGAGTAGTTGCTAGTAATAGCGGTGGGTTAATTCCTACCGCTATCATATAGGAAGGGTGGTTGAGTGAAATTAATTAAGGAAGAAATTATAACTGAAGTTGGAGATTTCAAACAAACTGTAATTAAATATTATGAAGATGAAGAAAAACAAAGTTTAAGTGAATTAGAAGCGTTAGTTAAAGTTAAAGAAAAACTTTTAAATAGAAGATTGAGTTTATAACAAGGAGATGATTAATATAATTTGCCGAGATTGTGGGAAAAATAATTGGAGTGGGAGAGTTTATTGCGAGAAATGTAGTGGGCAACTTTTCAGACTTTAGGAGGTGAAGTTTTGGCCCGACAAAGTATATACAAAAGAGATGGTTGGGATGGAAAATTAGATTTAGTAAAAGGTTGGGCCAGACAAGGCCTTACTGATGAACAAATAGCAAATAATATGGGAATAGGGAAAACTACTTTATATGATTACAAAAATAAATATCCGAAGTTTGCGAACGCCTTAAAAAAGGGCAAAGAAGTTGTTGACTTTGAAGTTGAGAACGCTTTGCTTAAAAGAGCTTTAGGTTATAATGTAGAAGAATATAAAAAAGAGTTGGTTAATGGTGAGTTGCAAATTACAGAAATTAAACAAAAACATATTAAACCAGACACAACTGCTATGATTTATTGGCTTAAAAATAGAATGCCTAAATATTGGAACGAAGGCAGATTAGAAGATAGCGATGAAAAGTTAGAACAGTTTATTGATGCAGTTAATGATATGGATGTGAAACGATGAAATTAAGTCCTAAGCAAAAAGATTATATTGAAAATGGAAATGCAAGGTGGAATTTACTCACAGGTGCTGCTAGAGGTGGTAAATCACATTCTAGTTTACTTAATATACCTAGAAGGCTTAAACAATTGCCAGATGGCAGAAGAGCACTAATAGGAAAGACTGAAACAACTATAATGAGGAATATCCTTGATCCGCTTAGAGATATGGTTGGTGCTAAATATGTTAGTGAGATAGAAGGGAAGAAAAGAGAAGCTACTATATTTGGTAAAAAGTTTTATTGTATTGGTGCTAATGATGCAAGGTCAGTTAAAAAGTTACAGGGTGCTGGATTAATTTATGTTTATGGAGATGAGATAACAACGTGGCCTGAAGAATTTTTTAATATGCTTAAATCTAGATTAGATAAGAAAAATTCTAAATTTGATGGTACTTGCAACCCAGAAGGACCATATCATTGGTTAAAACAAGATATAATAGATAATGAAAAATTAGATGTATACCATCAACACTTTACAATAGATGACAATCCTTTCTTATCAGATGAATTTGTTAAGCAGCTTAAGTTAGAATATACAGGAGTGTGGTATCAGCGATATATATTGGGTAAGTGGGTACTCGCCGAAGGATTAGTTTACCCAGACTTTGATGATAATAATTTATATGATAAATTACCTAAAATTAAACAGGAATGGATTGCAATTGATTATGGAATTACAAATGATACTGTGTTTCAACATATTGGATTAGGCTATGATAATAAATTATATGTAATGCACGAATATAGATGGGGTGAAGCTAGCAGTGGTTCTGCAAAAACAGATGTTCAATTAAGAGAAAAATTGCAAGAATTTATATTGAAATATAATATTACACCACAATGGATATTCATTGACCCGTCAGCCAAATCATTTATAGTGGAATTATATCAACACAGAAAACAATTTAGTCAATTTGGTAGAGTAGCTAAAGCAAATAATGAGGTGCTAGATGGAATAAGAAGAGTTAGTAGTTTAGTTGCTAACAACAGGTTAATGATTAATCCTAAATTAGAAAAATTAACACAAGAATTCAATTCATATAGTTGGGATAGCAAAAAACAAGAGGTTGGGGAGGATAAACCTATTAAGGAACATGACCACGGATTAGACGCATTGAGATATCTAATTAATGGAATACCAAGAATTAGAAAAAGAGTTTTGAAAGGTGGTGATTAAATGGCAAGTTGGATAGATAATAAATATAACAAATATCACGATAAAATGCAAGAGTATGCTGCATGGTATTCTGGCTCATCTGAAGAATTATTAGATTATTACTTAGGCGTAAAAAGTTATGAGATGAAAACTGTCAATGATTACAATTTAGAAAAACGGGGAATGTTTTGGGAGAAGGATATTCATAACGATAGAGCAACAATGTTACACGTTCCAATAGCGGGCGATATTGCTTCTACTTCAGCTGACTTCTTATTTTCTGAAATGCCGGATGTTAAGATACCAGAGGCACACGAAGAAACAGCAGAAAATAATGCGGTTGATGCTCAAGATAGACTCGACACTATCATTGAAGAAGGCGATGTGTACAGCAGATTACTGGAAGGAGCTGAAACTTCTTCAGCAATTGGAGGAGTATTTGTCAAGTTAGATTGGGATGATGATGTAAAAGAGTTTCCTATCCCAATAATGGTACAGCCTGATAATACGATGTGGACATTTAAGTGGGGATTTTTGCAAGAAGTTAAATTTTTCAAAGTTGTTGATCGGCCCGACACTAATCTATATTATCGTCTAGTTGAAACACGCAGAAAAGGCATTATATTCAATGAGTTATATAAAGGTACAACTAATAAGCTAGGGAAAAAGGTATCACTTGAGAGTCACGAGAGTACAGCAGGAATGGAAGAAGTTATTGAGCATGGTTTAGACAGCATACTTGCCTGGTATGTTCCTAATAAGCGTCCTAATAGACTATGGCGTGGCTCTGCTCTAGGTGAGAGTGATTTACAAGGCATAGTTGGATTAATGGATGCTATTGATGAAACATATACTAATTGGGTGAGAGATTTAAGAATAGCAAGAGGAAGAATTATTGTGCCAGAGTATATGTTAGAAAGTGATAGTGATGGTAATTTATATCACGATATTGACAAAGAAGTTTTTGTAAAAGTTGGTGGGATAGCAGATGCCGCCGAGCAAGGAGATGTTACTGCGGTACAATTTGACATTAGAGCACAGCAGCATTATGAAACAGCAATGGAATTGATGAAGCAAACATATAGTGGAGCTGGTTATTCTCCCGCAAGTTTTGGATTAGGAGATTCGACCAGCAATGCAACGGCTACTGAAATTAAACAGCAGCAGAGTAAATCATTTAAGACTTCTGCTAAAAAAGCTAAATATTGGACTTCTACATTAGAGGATATGTTCTATTGGATGCTACAAGTTGACAATTATGTGTTTGGCAGCAATAATGGTGATTACAAAGTACAGGTTAATATTCAAGATAGTGTGCAGACCGACCCGATGCAGCAGGCTGATGCAATTAATAAATTAACACAGGCTAAAGCTATGAGTATTGATACGGTTGTTAGGAAGTTAAATCCACAATGGAATGAAAAGCAAGTAGAAAATGAAGTAAATAAAATTATGCAGGAAAATGGAATGATAGTCAATGAACCAGACGATTTAGTTTAGAAGGGAGTGTTAAAAATTTCTAAATACAGAAAAAAACCAGTTGTAATTGAAGCAATCCAATATCATTATAACGAAAATTCAGCTAAGTTAGAAAGTTTTATTGATGATGAGAGTTTAGGTTATGGTGAATTCCAATATTTTATTGAAACATTAGAAGGGGCTATGAAAATTAATGATGGAGATTACATTATCAAAGGTGTTAACGGAGAATTCTACCCTTGTAAACCAGATATATTTCATAAGACTTATGAAAAAGTGTGATTAAATGGCTAAAATAGATGATTTAACATTAGAAGTCGGGCGTGTATATGCTCAAGCTGAAAGAGATATTATCCAGCGGATTGCTAATAGGTTAAAAAAAGATAAGAGCTTATCAATCGAGCAATGGGAAATTAGAAAACTAAGAGAATTGCAGACTTTGAGGAGTGGAATTGAAAAGCAGATAGTTGCTAAGCTAGACAACTTCAACGACAAGGAATTGCAGAAAATTATACAAGAGCTATATAACCAAGGCTCTAAAGATGTAGTTGCTGATTTGAGAAAAGTGTATAATATTAATGACATAACTACTGACTTTGGGAGAATAGATGAACAAACAATAGCCAATTATACTCAAGCCTTGAAATCTAACTTAGGTGGAACTCATCTTAGAATAGTTAGACAAGCTGATGATGTGTATCGACAGGCAGTGAGTAGAGGAGTTAACACTGTTCTAACTGGGAGTGGAACACGAGTTGAAGGCTCTCAAAGAGTGTTAAACGAGTTTGCTAACAGAGGAGTTAGCGGATTTGTTGATAAATCTGGCAGGAGTTGGAATCTTAAAACTTATGCGGAAATGGCAACAAGGACCACAGCTGCTAGAGCAAGAATAGATGGCTCATTAAATAGATTTCAGCAAAACGGCGAAGACTTGGTAGTAGTTTCGGCACAC